TTTCTGCAACCGCTTGTAGGTTTAATGATTCATTAATAGCCTTGCCCAATTCTGCTAAAGAAGCCGTTACATTATCTTTTAAATTATCAAATGTATTACCTAATCCACCTTGCGCCCTTTCTAACTTTGCTAATGCAGAAACAGAACGAGTTATAAACTCCTCACTACTTACACCTATTGCCCGTATTCCTTCTGCAGTCACTGTGCCAAATTCCTCTTTCATTACTCGCGCAAACTCTGGAAGCCTTTCTTTTATCTGATTAAGGTCTTCTTGCGTTACTTTACCAACTGCGCTTATCTGACTAAGAGCCAATGTAACTCCGCTAAACTGTTCTGCTCCTCCTCCCGATCTTGCTACGGCATTACCAAACTGTGTTATTGTTTCCCTTGCTGCATCGGCAGACATTCCTACTGATTGTAACGAGGCAGAAGCCTGCACAACTTGAGGCAAAGCAAGACCAGGATTTTCGGCAACAACTCTTAATTTATCTAACTCTTCTTTTGCCCCTTGTGTACTACCCATAATGGCAATCAATCCATTCTCCAGTTTCTCCATGTCGGCAAATGCCTTCAATGAAGCTGCACCGACACCAAGCAATGGCAGAGTAATAGACTGCGTCATTGTGCTGCCGATGTTTTGCATCTGTGAGCCAAACTTTGTCATTCTACTTTCTACCTTTCCAAGTTCACGGGAAAGGCTCGAAACATCAATACCAAGTTTAAGATTTAACTGCGCTGCATTTGCCATTATTACTCTTTATCCCATTTGTCAAAAATTGACTTGTCAACTTCTGTCAAACTTCTTTTAGTTGGTTTTGGATTATCATTCTCCCAAGGAAATTCAATCAAATCTTTAGGCTTAATTGATTTGCCTTTTGCCGTATGAACATTTAATAAAAGTGTTGTCTGCCACCTGGCTCTTTCCCACTCAAATTGCTGTTCTATTTCAAATTGGTTATTATAACCTTGCATGGCAATAATAACCTCTCTTAGTGTCATCTCATAGTATTGCGAAGGATGGAATCTAAGGACTCCAAAACAAAATCTTTCGATGTAGTCAAGTGTTAACTCACCTCCTCCGCTATCTCGTTTTTTCTTTCCGGATCTTCTGGTACTGAAATCTCATTTGTTATCAGCTCCGTTATCCTATTTATCCCTCCCTTGTCCAAGTCTACTAAGTCGCAAAACTTTTCTAAGGTATATGGACACTTCTCTCCCTTTGCCTTGTAACCTGCCTGTACACCTGCAAAGGCAAGTTCAAGAGCAAATAGGAGGTCTTCGCCAAGTTGGGAGAGGTCACTTAGTTTAAGATTCCTCTCCCGTAAAAATGTACCTAACACGAACATACCAAACTTAACTGGTATGTCCGAATTAGCTATTTTTATTGTTTTCATGTTAGGTAATTTTTATTATGCTTTTGTTGTCTTCACGATTGCACCTGTCACCTCAAAGGATGCAGAGTAACTTGTATTTTCTTCCACTGCGGCATTAAGGTCTAATGATGTACAGATAGCAGACATCGTAAACACGTTGTCACCTTGAACGTCAGTAGTAAACTTAATAGTAAGCGCAGTACCACTAATTAAATCGGTAAAAAGATCATCAAACAAGTAGTTTGTAGATGAGTCACCAGGTCCGGCATACAGCGCCTCTGTGGACAGTGTGCCAGATAACTGACCCTTCTTTACTTCTCTCCATCCTCCAGCTGCTGAATCCTTTGTTAAGATTTCACGCATAGCTGCGGAGATGTTCATTTGGCAGGATGTCGCGTAACCGATTGCAGTTGAATCTTTATACAAGCGCATCAACGTACCATTAATAATTCCAGTTGTTGCCATTTTATTATTTTTTAGCTTTTGACAAATCTATTTTAACATCAATTTTTTCCAATTCATTCTCATCCTGGAAATAATCCATAGGCATTGGCACTGGAATATAAATAGGTTGAGGTGCCTCTTGCACTTGTTTTTCTGGCATTTGCTCTACGACAAAGTCATCATCAAGATGCTCCGCAATGCCATCGGCAACAAGTTGCTTGCCAAAGTCGGAAAGGAATACTCCTGTTGCTCCGACTGGCTTTCCATTCCAAGTTTTTATTAATCTTAGTTTCATAATTATCGTTTCATTCTTGCCATAAAATCAACTGACATCCAATATACATTTAGCGTAGGATTGTACACCTGTGAATCGCTTGACATATATTTTATCGTTTGTACACTTATACCGTTCACTGTTCCCGTAAACCTATCAAGGCTATTTCTTATGTTGTTTGCAAGCTCTTGTGTGCTATCGTAACTTTGCGTATAGCAGTCAACTTGAAATTGCACTTCCTCCAAGTTACTTTGTCCATCCTTGTAATCAACGGGAGTGGAGTTTACAATAGTGTAAACACAGAAAGGATATTGCACATCTTGAGGTGTTAAATCTGGATATATCTTTTGCCCTACAATAGCTATAACTGTTGGCTCTGCGCTTAACCTTCCGTATATTACCTTTCCTATCATTCCCAAAACTTTTTAGGGTACATCTTAACTAATTCCTTTGCCTCTGCAATCATTAAAGGATATACAACTGATTGAGATGCATTTTTCACTATTAAAACTACTCTTTGTCTCCATGCTTTTGCAGAACCATAAATCATATGAGCGTAAAAGCCATCATATTTATCTTCTGAATTTAATACTGAACCTATTGGTTGTGGATTGTAATGAGGCCCAATAGCACCATTAGTCCATTTATATTTTTGTAGTAATTTACTTAAATCTTTAATAGACCTTCTTAAATTACCTGGTTTTACTAAATATCTATATTTAGCACTACCTCCAGACTTACCTACACCTTTAGCAAAGGTACTTACAGTATGTTCTTTTAATGAAACTTCAACATTTGACTTATAAATATTAAGTGCAGCAGGCATTGCAGCGTTAATAACATCCATCCTTTTAGTAACTGTAATATTGCCTAATATATCATTAAGTTCTATAACCGTTTCTGCCAAACCATTAGCAAACAAGCCTCTTCTTTTAGCACCTGTTCCGCTTGATTTCCTTAGTCTTGATATTTGGCTCTGCGTGATGTAAGTCATTGTAAAATTTTAATTAGGAGAACACCTAAGCATTCTCCTAATGTTTAGGCAACTGTTAAAGTTAATGCAGATGCGTTAAACTTAACTTCATCGCCAGATGCAACAGTTTTTGCAGTTGTCAATGCACCAAAGAAAAGTAAATTACCAGCTGTTGAAGCGTCCCATACTGCAACGTGAGTAGCAGATGCTGTAGCTGTAGCACTTGATGTAATAGTAAAAGCAGATGCATTTGTAATAGTACCATTTCCTCCTGTGCCTCTTGTCCATGACCCTGTGCCACTCGCAATAGTAATTCTTGAGTAAAGAGCAGTACCACCAGAGCCTGTGTCTGTCGGATCACCATTATACAACTGCACAAAAGTTGCTGTTGGAGCAGTCATTGATGTCCCTGCAATCCATCCTGTTATTTGGTCTTCCAAATAATTTGAAAAAGCACTCATAGTTTATTAGTTTAAATTATTTAAAATTAGTTCTCTCTTTTTGTTTGTCTTATCCACTCTAAGCACATCATTTAAATACTCTCTTCCCTCCTTTACTATTGCTTCTCTGTCAAAGTCCTTGTTTTTCACTGCCTCCATAACATCGCCAAAGTTGTCATACTTTATCACACCTGGTATGTTGTACTCTGGTATTCCTTTTGGCGCAATCGTTACTCCGCCAGCGACTAACATCTCAATGGCAAATATATTGCTTTTGGCAAAGTTGAAATCGTTTTTGAGTAACGGAAATAAACCGTAATGGCATTGGCTATTATTTAATGTTTCAAAGTAGCCAAAAAGTGAACTATTCCATTCCTTTGTTTTTACCTTCGGGAACAAGTGAGCCATAATAAAATCTTGTATGCCCAGCATGGCAACATCGCAGCTATCATCTTCCGCTAATTCATTTATATAACTTGCTATGCTGCCTATGTCATCCAAGTGATGCATTGAACCTCGCCAAA